ATATCTGTCACGAATACGGAGCAAGCGAAGTAGCGATAGATATGTGGAATGCTCAATACATTTCACAGGAATTGCTACAGAACAATATCGTTGTTGTCCCTTATTCCTTGTCCTACAAGTCGATGGACGCCCCGACGAAAGAAGTAGAGAAGATGGTATACGCAGGGACGTTACACCACGGGCCTAACCCCGTATTAGATTGGGAGATAGGGAATATCATCATTGATTGCGATAGCAACGAGAACCAAAAACCGAATAAACGCAAAAGCACGGGCAGAATAGACGGAATAGTTGCTTTGCTAATGGCGGTAGGACGCCAGTTAGCGGTTGAAGCGGACGGAATAAGTGTGTTCGATTACGACAAATTACAGACATAGGGGGACAATATGGGGATAAAGGGGTGGATTAGGGGGTTAAAAGAGAAGCGAAGTATGGCCGGGGAGTATCTGAAAAACCTATTCTCCGACAACGAGTATGTGGGGACCGCTGGGGTAGCGGTAACAGAAACAACAGCGTACAACTATTCAGCGTTCTTTGCGGCCGTAAATCTCATTGCTGATAGTGTATCGCAACTCCCTATCGTGGAGTATTCGACAGTAGACAAGAGCCGACAACGGGGGCCGATTGACGACGTGTTAAACGTATCTGTCAATGACTATCTATCGGCCTACACCTTCCGTCACTTGCTCACTACGCAAGCGTTAGGGTGGGGCAACGCATATGCCCAGATCGTAGACGGACAACTATTTCCGATGCCCCCAGATAAGGTAACTCCGCGATTAGTGGTAGGTGGGGGCCTTGTCTACGACGTACAAGCGATAAACGGTGTAATTACTCTATGGGATGATGAAGTATTTCATCTACAAGGGTTCTCATTAAATGGTACTTCGGGCATGAATGTAATAAGGGCCTTCCGAGAAGCGATAGGGTTAGGGTTAGCAACGGAGAAGTACGGGGCAAGTTACTTCGGAAATGGGGCACGTCCTGACGGCATTATTACTGCCCCTACGAAAATGACGCCTGACGCACTTGCCAATATGCGTAAGGAAGTGGAACAGTTACACAAAGGCCCCGGCAATGCTCACAAGTTGGCAATCTTTGACGCAGGGACAGAGTATACGGCCATTTCCTCAAACAACACAGACAGCCAATTCCTAGAGACAAGGAAGTTTCAGATAAATGAAATAGCAAGGATATTCCGCATACCCGTACACCTTTTGGGTGGGGAGCAAGCGACAGGAACCTATCAAAATCTCGAACAGAGTAACCTATTCTATGTTCAATTCTGTCTCGCCCCGTGGTTACGCAAGTGGGAAGTAGAGATAAATCGCAAACTCATACGAACAGGGGCAACGTATGTAGAACATATTACCGATGCTTTGCTCCGAACAGATACACTATCACGCTACAACGCATACAACATTGGCTATAACAAGTGGCTAACGAAGAATGAGATACGCCGAAAAGAGAATATGGAACCTGTAGACGGTGGGGACGAGTGGGGACAGCCCGCACAACAGGCCGATCCTACCGCATTTCGTGACGTATTCTCTGACGTTTTAGGCCGGATACAGACAAGGCACAACGCCATAAAGGCGAAGAGCAAGAGCATTGATACGGCCGAAGAGAGAGAATGGACCGCGAACGCATTGCGTCCTGCCTATCGGGCCTACCATAATTCGGAAGAGGGATTAGATGATTTCGTAAGGGGGTTGACCACGGGGCGTATTAGTGGGGAGACTTCCATATTAGTCAAGGGGGTAATGGGGAATGACAGAACGCAGATATAGCCAGAGCGAAATAAGAGCGATTGCCGATGATAATGGCAAGGTTAAAATAACTGGCTATGCCGCGTTGTTTAACTCATTGTCCGAAGACCTAGGGGGTTTCCGTGAAAAGATACTCCCCGGGGCTTTTGATGCCGTCCTAAAGGACGACGTTAGGGCATTGTGGAACCACGATGAAAGCATAGTATTGGGCCGAACAAAGAGTGGGACACTACGCCTCTTCACCGATGATGTTGGATTGGGATATGAGATTACACCCCCAGATACGCAAGCCGCAAGGGATTTACTTGTCTCAATAGGCAGGGGAGATATTGACGGTTCCTCTTTCGGTTTCCTTGTAGGCAAGGGAAACGATAGTTTCTCTACCGACAACGGAAAGACAGTGAGAACTATCCGAAGTTTCAGCAAACTTTACGATGTATCCCCTGTAACGTATCCGGCATATACCGCTACTTCTACGGATATAGAAGTGAGATCATACAAAGAATACACAGAGCAAGAGAAAAACAAACTCAATCTGTTACGGTTGCGTTTGTCTACATATACCTAAGAAAACGATTTGCCTTCCGTAGTCCGATGATTACGGGATGGGGTTCCGACGAACCTATTAGCAAGGAGTGATTTGGGGAACAGATTACACATACAAAACAAAGGATAAGAATAAGAATGAGTACAGTCACCGAATTGAAAGATAAGAGATATGGAATTATCTCACAAGCCAGAACCGAATTAGACAAGATTACAAAAGAAGGCCGTAGTATCACCAACGAAGAGCAGAATACGTTTGATAAGGCAATGGAAGATGCCGCAAACATAGAGAAACAGATACGCAATCTGGAAACTCTTGCGGGCGTAGAACAGAGAAACGAGAAGCGTCTTGTTGTTGCCGAGAGTACAGAAAAGGTGGAACTACGAGAACGCCATATCAGCGAACGTCCCGAATATCGTAAGGCATTCGATAAGTACGTCCGCTTTGGCAAGAACGCCTTAAATCCCGAAGAGACAAGAGCATTAGTTGAAGGTTCCTCAAGTGGGGCAAACTGTGTAGGACAGGAATACGAGAAGGCCGTTACACTGGCTTTACAAGAGTTCAACTTTATGCGTACAGTGTGCCGCACAATCACAACCGCAAGCAATCACAATATACCTGTTGAAACCGCTCTTACTACCGCCGCTTGGGTGGATGAAGAGGGTGGTATCGGCGTTAGTTCCGATCCAACAATAGGACAGAAGACATTAGAAGCATGGAAGATCGGGGCCGGCGTGAAGGTTAGCGTAGAACTTCTACAGGACGCCGTTTTTGACCTTCCCACATACTTGGGTGGTGAGTTAGGCAAAGCCTTTGCCATTACCGAACAAGCCGCATTCCTGACTGGCGATGGAAACAAGAAGCCTCACGGCATATTCACTGACGGTGGATTAGGCAAGACTACCGCTTCCGCTTCCGCAATCACTGGCGATGAAATCATAGATTTCTATTACTCACTGACTGCCCCATACCGCAAGAATTGCGTATTCGCTTTCAATGATGCCACTATTAAAACTATCCGTCAGTTAAAAGACGGTGAAGGTCGCTACATTTGGGTTCCCGCATTAGGGGCAGAAAGTGATACATTGCTCGGCAAGCCAGTCTATTCCGCTTCCGGTATTGCTACAATCACAAACGCCGCCGCCGTAGGCATAGTATTCAATCCTGACTATTACGTTATTGCTGATAGAATGGGCAGAATGTTACAACGTGCCAACGAACTCTACATCCTAAACGGACAGGTTCTGTTTGTTATGATACAGAGAGTTGACGGTATTCTGTTGAACGCCGCCGCCGCAAAGAAACTCGTAATGGCCGCCTAGTCAAAAATGGGTCTGAAATGCTGGGGGAGTGCAATGCTTCCCCAGCATTCGCCCAATAAAGAAAGAGAGATAAGAGAATGTCATACAATACAAAAGTATACAAACCACAAGGTGGTGACTCACTACAGGTTGATAGCGGTGGAACTATTGAAGTCAATTCCGGCGGTATCATAAACCTAAATGGTAGCGGCAAACTGAAAGTAAATGGCGTAGACAACACTGGAAACGTTATCGGGGATGTTACAGGAAACGTTACAGGTAATCTTACTGGTAACTCCGCAGGAGTACATACCGGAGCAGTAACCGGCAACGTTACAGGTAATACTACAGGTACTCATACCGGAGCAGTAACCGGAAACGTAACAGGTAATCTTACTGGAAACGTTACGGGTAATGTTACTGGCAACACAAGCGGAAACGTTACTACTACCGTTCTTACCTTCGGAACAAGCACAATCACATTTACACTGACAAACGGCAAAATCATAGTTGCCAATCTTCCTACAACCGATCCGGCAACCGCTGGGGCCTTATGGGTAGATACTCACGTTCTAAAGATTTCAGCGGGGGCCTAATGCCTTACGGCGTAAAACAAACCGTTGCTCCTTCTGCCGATCCGCTTACACTGGCGGAAACGAAACTCCATTTACGAGTTTCCGATACCGCCGATGATACGCTGATTACCGCATTGATAAAAGCAGCAACGGATTATGTAGAGAAGACCTACTCATTACAACTTCTTACTGCAACGTGGGAATTGAAGATGAATGAGTTTGGGCCTTCCGATAGTTATACGTTACCTATTTATCCGGCAACAGCAGTAACGGGTATTACCTATGTCGATTTACAGGGGGCAACCCATACCGTAGATACGAACCAATACGTTGTAGATACTCACAAAAAGCCAGCAAGAATAACGCCAGCATTCTGTGTGATATGGCCGTATGTTAGGGGGCAGACAAACGACGTTACGATTACCTTTACTGCTGGCTTCGGGGCCGCTACTGCGGTTCCTGAAACAATAAAAGCCGCAATGAAGTTACTTGTCGGAAACTGGTATGAGAACAGAGAAGCAACGATAAGTGGGACAATCATAGCAACGGTTCCTCTTGCCGTAGATACTCTAATGTCTTCATACGATTACAAGGTGAAGAATGCGTAGCGGGCAATTACGTTATTCATGCGTTGTGAAATCAGCAACCGTTACCGACGGTGGTGGGTGGAAGGATAGATTATGGACCACTACCTTTGCTACCGTTTGGGGTGGGTGGGTATCAGGCAGGAAACTGGAAAGCCTACGCAATAGCCAGATCATAGCAATAACAGATAAGGTTTTGCGTATTCGCTTCTATCCGGGGATTACTTCGCAAATGAGGATTAGCGTGGAAAGCATTGATTATGAGATAGGCGGCATTGAAGACGTAGAAGGTTTACACAATGAATTGCTTCTCACTGTAAGGAGTGTTAGCCAATCATAAATGAGTTATGTTGACAATACAATTTATTCCATTCTAACAGGCAATGCGGGAGTTACCGCAATCGCAGGAACTCGTATTCGTATGGGTGGTCTAATCGCACAAGATGATACCTACCCCCTAGTATTGTATAAAAGAACGGGAACAGAACGAGTAAGAAATAGTATGTCTTCCAGCGGAGCAGTTACGGCAACCTACGATATTGGATGTTTCGCAAAGACAAAGCACATGGACGCTGTAGAACTTGCGAATGCTGTAAGGTTGGCTATTGATGGATATTCCGGGGGAGCAAACGGAATACAGATACAGAAAATCACATTATCAAACGATATTGACGACCCAAAGATTGACGACGAAACAGAGCAAGGCTGGCTTTATGGAGTGTCCTACGAAGCAACGGTAAAGTATGTCGAAACAGCCGTAACGTGGGAAGGCAATGGAACAGGATCATATCCCGTACAGGTTCCGGGGCCACAAGGCCCCGCAGGGGCCTCTGGGAGCGACGGAGAAGACGGTCCTACAGGCCCGCAAGGCCCCGCAGGGGCCGATGGTACTCCGTATTGGCAACGAGTGGGGACCGTCCTATCTCCTGAAACCGCTGGGGACATAGTACAGGCAGATGTGCTTGCTTCACAAACGGAAGGCAACGCCATTGCCATAGATAGTGAAGTAGTTGTAGGGCAAGCCAATACTCCGAAATCAATCATCATACAAGGTGGGTACAACTCCAATAATCCATCCGACCAAGAACAATACGGAATATATGTAATAGATAATAGTGGTGGTTTTCCAGAATACTCTGCCACAGGATGTGCTATTTCTACATGGGGTATGGATGGAATTACTATGTATCCCGATAAAACGGTAACATACGATAACGCTTTGATGCTAAATACATGCGGCACAAGCGATACGATGGTAGGTAATAATACAGGAACACTGTGGCTGTATAATCCATGCTTCGCTTCCGATGTGCTATTCTTGGGGAATATCTCTATTGCCCAATGGAAGCAGATAACTCTAACAAATCAATGGGGTACTTTTCCGTTCATAAAACAGCAATATAACACAACCGAAATTGGCGACCCATTAAATCACTTTCCATTAGTTGCGGTTACTGATACTGCTATAATAAACGACAATGCCCTTGGGACCGAACGCATAAACAACGGAACGCCCACGGGAACAACTCATTGGAGTTTGCCCGCCGATTGGACCTATGACAACGGGTGGTTTAAGCACGATGCCAATATATTCCCTCACAATGGAATGTTAGTACAAACAGCAGCGAATATGGTTACTCCATTAGTCGCTGGCGAGTGGTATCAATTAACATTCTATTGTAACTATATTGACACCGGTGGTATATTTACTCTCAATTATGGCGGAATTGATATCTTAAGTAGGTATATCAATGTTACTGGTTCGACAGGGGACGTAAATGGTTATGTGTCATTTAACTTCAAAGCAAGCATAAGCAATGGCGATTTCTATATTAAACACGAAAGACAAGCGTGGATAAATCAGATATCCATAAAGAGGATAACGGGCGGTAATCTACAAGTGGTGGGGGACCTAAACATTGGGACAGTACATGTAGGAACAGCCGCAG